GTTCTTAACAGTTAATGCGCGTTTTTCTAACAACGTCAACGTTGGCTCTCCTTGTGTGGAAGAGCCTGATTGCCTTGATGCATATCCCTGCATCGGCGATCGCGGGAGGTATTGTGGATGCGTTCCGTGTAGTGTTTTACACTTATGTTTATGCTTGTGATGCTTTTAATCGCTTCATCATTGGTTTCTTTAACCTCTATGATGAATTTAAGCGACCCATTGTGGATGAGTTTGGCCGTTTTATGACCATACTCCGACCTGAACCTGTTGTATGGTACAGTGACGTCTGCCTTGGGAGATTTAGCGTTCTCATGCGTGAACGAGTGTCTGGATTCGTTGATACTCTAGGTCGAGTTTACTCCCCGGATGAATACGAAGTTCCTTATACACCCTCACGTCGAGCGACCTTCCTAGATGAGGTGAGCCGGTATGCTCATAACTCGTCATATCGTCGTCAGGTCTGTGTCTTATTTACCAGTCTTGATGATATTCTTGTTCTTATCGTGTTGTTTACAGTCACATGTGTTATCTGTGCTGTAGGTTGGGCTTGGCTGCGTCGCGGCCTAAAGCTTGACGACCCTGTTGGAAGATATTGGCCTAGTAGTCTGCTACAAAAGCTAATTAGTTATACCCGACAGTCTATCTATGACTCTAGTACTATCAGATCAATCTTCACAAGATCCCCTACTGTTCAGGCCAAGGAGGCCATGAATCATTCCCACCCCATTTCCGCTGCCGTCAGATCAACTGGCGTCGCTACCATTGAACTCATCTGCAAAACGTTGGGCCTTGAGCCTTATTTTGTTCAAAGATGTGCATCTGATGTGCGACACAATAGATCCGGTTGTCGGTCGTTTTATTGGGGGAAGGATGTGAATGTGGAACCTACGCCATTTTTGCCCCCTAGTGGTGCGGCTCTTGTGATGATTGATGTGGATATGTATATGGATATGCCGAATGTGTTGGCTAACCATTATAGACCTTACTTCATTAACACGTTCCAGCCACGTTGCGTGGCCGGGTCATCAGGTGAATTCTCATTCACGTTTGATGAGAATAATGTGTGCACTTATGAAGTTTCTGGTGGTGCTAAGTATGTTCATCCTGTTTGGAATTACTCCGGAGACATTTATGTAGTCTCTGCAAGGGTATGGGCTGGGTTTGCCGTCCGAACTTGTGTGTATAATGTAGATAGGAGACAGATTGATGATCACCATCAAATCATCTGTCTTACACCGATGAGAACTTTTGTGAGTCCTCTGATAGATCTCAGCTTCTTGTTAGGAGCAGCCAAGTTAGAACGCCTGTCTGTCGCAGGTAGTGGCTTTTTGAGAATGAGGATTAAGACGTCGAATGATACCCTCGTTTCCACCGGGGTTGTCGGGCGCCATGCATGTGCGACGATTACTGCATGTCAAGACGACACAATCGCTAGTGTCGCCAGATTGGGCAAAACGGAAATTTCACCAGCTGGAGTGAAGCAGATAATTCCTGATTTGTCATCTGAAGAAGCTGCTGTGCTTGTTGCTTTTCACCGCAAGTGCGTCTTCTATACCGCTGACACTGTATATCCTGTCAGTGAGAGTGTCCACAATTATCAGTTTGATCCTAAGAGTTATGAGCCCGATGCGAAGTTGGGTATGGTTCCATTTATGTCTCCTGTGTTGGATGATTGCTATGTTCCAGTTAAGTGTCGGTCCAATGACGCTGCTACTGTAGAAGGTAGAATCCTCGATGTCAAGCCGAGTGACGATTTGGAGATAACACCTTATGATCTTCAAGTGATGAGCGAATTTGTGGAGTTCCTAGTGCCATCGGACATGGCAGGTACTGGAACGCCTGTTGAGATTGATGAGGTCTATGAACGACAACCAAGACCCACCCAACAGAAGATATTGGATGAAGCAGTTATGTGTCCTGATCTCTCAGTGGATGATGAGATTAGCTGTTTCCAGAAAGCTGAAGCTTACAGTGAGGTTAAAGATCCTAGGAATATTTCTACCATTCCTGGGGTCAATAAACTTAATTACTCTAGTTATATGTATCCGTTTGTTGATAACGTCTTGAAGAAGATGCCCTGGTACGCGTTTGGATTGACTCCTGTTGAAATATCCCGACGTGTTGTTGCTGTTTGTGAAAATGCTAGCTCTGTAAACAATACCGACCTGTCCCGGATGGATGGTCGTGTTTCCAAGATATTGAGATTACTGGAGAGCATGTACATGCAACGTTGGGTCCGTCCCGATTATTCGGGTCGGTTGGCTGAGTTGCAGGCCACCCAACACAACCAGAGGGCTCGGACTCGATTTGGTGTGAAATTTGATACTGCATTTAGTAGGTTGTCGGGATCCCCCGAAACATCGCCGTTTAATACTATTGATAACGCATTCATGGCGTATAAGACCTTTCGAGGCACACGCCTGCACGGGGAGTTCTATGCCCCCGGTGAAGCATGGAATAAACTTGGTATATACGGTGGTGATGATGGCCTAACACCTGACGCTGACCCTCAGGTCTATGTCAAGGTCTGTGCATCTGTTGGACAGAAACTGAAGATCGCTATTTCCCTGCGTGGTGATGGTACCGTGACGTTTCTGTCGAGGATGTATGGCCCTGGTGTTTGGTACGGAGATCCCAATTCGATGTGTGATGTACATCGGCAGTTGTCAAAACTTCACGTCACTGGCAATTTACCGCCAGATGTTAGCCCCATCAACAAGTTAGGGGAGAAGTTAACTGGTTTTTATTTGTCTGATAAGAATACTCCGATTATTGGGGAACTCTGCGTTGCCTTTGTGAATAAGTTTGGGTTATCTGAACTGACACACGGGCTAGCAAATTATTTTTCAACACATCCTGACAGCGTCCAGTTTCCAAACGATGACGAGGGGTGGATGGATGATAAGGTTGCTGAGCAGATGCCATCTTTTGATAGAAAATTGTTTTCCAACTGGTTGTTGGCTTGTGAATCTAATCCGAGCCTTTTTCTTAAACCACCTGTTTGCGTCCCTTCCAGAGCGGACGTTCATGTGGTTGAGAAACCGGTTGTCATCAATGGTGACGTTTATATCCCTGAGGTTGTTGTTAAGAGAGCTTCGTTCCACGTGGGTGAACACTACCCCACAAGAGCTCAACAGATGGATGAGGAATATCATTCAAATGTGTTAGGGGAGGAAGCCTATGACGCTTCCTCGGCTGAATATTCTGATGGGTATGGTTATGAAATTCCCATTGAGACTGAGGACTTGGATAATGCGCGCGAGGCTGAGGAAGCTAAACGCGAAACATCAGAGGTCCCCGTGGCCAAGGAAACTGAGAACATACCTACCCCTGAGAAACCAATTGTTATTGTGTGCAAGCATATTGTTGAAGGCAAATGTAAATACGGTGATAAGTGTAATCATCTTGTCAAGAAACAGAAGTGCTATGGCACAACCTGCACTTTTGTACACGGTACGATTGGAATCTGCAAATTTGGTGATAGCTGTAAGCGTGTGGGTTGTACCTTCACCCACAAGAAGGACGTGCCAGCTCCACGATTGGTTGGGGTTGAACCAAATCCTGGCCCGTCCTCCAGCAAGCTGTTGTGTGGCTTGTTTATATTATTGTTTGTTTGCCAAAGATTCGTTAATGGAGAGGACGTGGTTGTTGATACTCACGCACTTAACTTGGGAGTGCGTTCAAGTTTTGATAATTTCACAGAATCCTG